TTGAATGGCTATGTCGATGATATTGGCTCACCAATAGACAGCATCATTCAGGATAGCGGTGCAACGCCCACACAGATTGCGGCGGCGTGTAGTATTATGGAACCAGCGTCTGGTCGCTATTGGCTGTTCCTTAAGGATACGATTTATGTCTTATCGCAGTATCGAAGTAGCAAGATTTTAGCGTGGTCTAAGTATCTTGCGACGCACAGCGTCGCTGGGGTGCAAACGGCGTTTGTGCCTGAGAAGTTCGTAGTATATAATGGCCAGGTCTACGCTCGGGCGGGCAACGCTCTTTATCTTTACGGAGGGGCAGACGGTGTTACGTATGACAATTGTGTGGCAACCGTCGAGCTTCCATATCTAGACTTAAAGACGCCTTCGACGAGAAAAATGGCCCGAGGGTTCGATGTGGCGATGACGGGAGCGTGGACGTTATCGGCGGGAATGGACCCTGTTAGTGGCATTCTTGATACGGTGTTTAGTGGAACTACGAACTCATTCGACAAAGGTGCGGTGCCGTGGTCGAGCGAGGGAACGCATATTAAACTTAAACTGGTGACTACTGGTTCCACAGCAGCAAAAGTTAGTTCTTTGGTCATAAAATATACGATGGGTGATGAAGAATAGGTTAATATGAAAATCCTACAATTACCGGCAGCGTTCTTACTGTATCTAGCAATAGGTCATACGATAGAGGCTAATGCGACTAATAAGCTAGAACAGGCAGTCCTGGCTGGTCCAAATGTGGCAAAGGTTAACCCAAGTGCCGCGAAGCCAGGTGACAAGCCGCATGATTATGGTAACCCGGGACATCATCATAAGAAACCGAAGCCTCCGAAGCCACCGAAGCATGGATAAACAAAGCGATTTGTTCGTTCAAATTAGACGACCGACGGAACAGGATATTACTATCTTGCTAGACCTAGCGAAGCAGGATGGTCATGGGATTGTTTGTCCAACGCATTGCGTTTTGAAGAATGAGCAGATTGTCGGGTATGTATCGGTTGGCGCGGTGCCAACGGTCCTACTTTGGTTAGATACGAAGCGAGTGTATGCTCGCGATAGCAGGGCAGTTCTTAATTTCGTGATCAATGCAGCGGCGGACCGAGGGGCGGCTTATGTTAACGTACCGTGTAATGAGGATAGTCCGTTTCGGCTGTATATGGATCGCCTCGGTTTTGTCAACATGAAAATGGGCACTTTTGTTAAGTGTCTATAGCGGGCCGTAGTGTGGCCCGGAAAGGTCTTTTATGGGTTCTGGTGGCGGTGGTGCGACAAGAGAACTAGAACGGCAGCAAGAGGCTCGACAATCCTTAATAACACAGGGCTTGTATAACATCAATAGAAGTTTCGCGGGCTTTAATCCAGACTTTTATGAACGGCAGAGGCAGGCGACGGTAGCTGCGATGTTACCACAGGTTGGCGACCAGTATAGGCAAAGTCGGAACCAGCTTGGCTTTAGCTTAGCTAATCAGGGTTTGCTACGAAGTAGTGCCGGTGCTAATCTTGGTGGCTCGCTAGAGCGGGAACTTGCAACGCAGAAGACTAACGTGGCGAATGCAGCAACACAGGCGGTTCAACAGTTGCAGCAACAGGTTAGCCAGAGCAAAGGATCGCTAATTGGTGCATTGGAACAAAGTGCTGATCCGACGACGGCAGCACAAAGAGCTGCCGAGACCGCGACCCAGTTTTCCGCGCCGAGCCTTGTTCAACCATTGGGTAATTTATTCAACAACTGGGCGAGCATTTATTTGGCTCGACAATATGCCAACCTTTATGGCCAAAGTTCGCCGTATGGCACGTTCCAACGGCCACCGACGCCAGCGCCAATAGCTAGCGGATCATCGTCTTATTCAGTAAGATAACGAAAGGAATTTTATGGGACTTGCCACAGTAGCTGGCTTGGCATTAAGTGCCGCGGGCACGGGCGTTAGTCTTGCTAACGCGGCGGCGGTTCGTGCTCGGATGGAAGACGTGGTCCGTCGTCAGATAGCCGCGGCGGAGGAATACCAGAAGCAAGCGACGCCTAAGTATGAGGCGTATCTTAAAGAAAGCGGACCGAATGTTGCGAGGCAGAATATTGCTGCTGGTGAACAGGAAGCTCTTGCTAGGTATCGTTATTTACAGAATCTTCCAACGATTGCGGCGGAATCTCCGATAGAGGCAAATCGGCTTGTTAGTGCCGCAACACAAGGTCGGATTGGACAGGCTAACGCGGCACAAGCCGCATTGCAGGGGTTTGGTAACTTTAATCTACAGCAATGGTTGGCGGCACAGCGAGCAGGACAGAACCTCGGCGTGATTAGTAACCTAGCTGGCGCTAGGTCGGCCATAACGCCATACCTATTATCGGGTGCCGAACAAAGCGGACAAAGCTTGGCAGCGGTCGGTAGTTTACTAGGAACGGCTGGGCAACTAGCAGGAGTCTATGGAAGTCTTTCACCATATTTGCAGAACTCTACAGTTAGCACTACGGCACCAACCATCGGAGGATTAGCGAGTCGACCGGTTGGTTCTGGAATTTAGGAGGAAACTATGGCATTTATTAGGTCATCTCCGTGGTCCGACGCGGCGAATTATGGACAAGGGTTAGGTGAAATATTAACACAGCTTTTGTTCCATCTACCTCAGTTGCGTGCTCAACAGGCACTCCTTGCGGCTCATCAAAATCTTTACGGAGCACAAGCTGGCTTGTATGGTGCTGAGGCAGAACGAGCAAGAGCACAAACTGGACAGTATGGTGGCAGTGAACGCTATTATGAAGCGAGGAGTGGAGAAGTTTCGTCCGCGGAGAAGGCTAAGCAACAACTTGGTGATGCGTTATGGTCAATTAGTATGGCCCAGGCACGTGGTATAGATATAACGCCACATGTTAGCCGGGCCGTCGATGCGATGGGCCGATTGCCGGACAAGGATCGGTCAGACCTTGCGAAGAATCTTGCTCAGATGCTTGAAATGTCGTCGCCAAGGTTCCGCCAGGCATTAGGCACGGGGCAACATGCAGTATTGCCAGTCGCAAGCCAGGGGTCGTTGTATGATACGGTTACAGGCATGCCAAGCTTCCAAATGCCGCAAAAGTTGGCACAAGGGTCCAGTCTTGTGCCCGCCACGGGCGGTCCTGCGATTGCATTTGGGCCAGAGAAGCCGCTCGCGTTGGAACATCTTGGTAGTGTTTATGGCGCGTTTGCACGATCAGCGGCGCAAAATGCACTTTTGGAAGGGAAAGACCCACAGACGGCATTGTCCGAATTTCTTGGAGCGTTGGGATCGAGGACGAACTACGCTAATCCAGCTGTCACAGCGCCACCGCCACGAATTAGGCGCTATAATCCGGCTACTGGCCAGCTCGAATAGTATTGTTCAATTCTTGAACAAGACCTTATATGAAACTCATTCCCTTAACACAAGGAAAAGAGGCTAAGGTTAGTGATCGTACCGTGGTGGGAAGGAGCGCGGGTGGGTGATGAAAATTCAATTCGCGCCTCAAGATATGTGGATTGGTCTTTACTGGAAAAAGGTCTCAGAAGGCAAAGACGGCTTGAAAAGTTGCTACCGCTGGCATCTGTGCATCATTCCCTGTTTTCCGATTATCTGGAAAACGTGGCATTTGGAACAATGAAAACCGAACTCTCGCTGGAGGACCGGGCGCAGTTCATCCTGAACGATGTTCTGATGAACCACCTGCCGCGCCTCAAGGAAGAAGCAGGCATGGAAGGATCGAAACCATGAGCGCGCGCAAAGAACAACCGCGGAATATCCAGGTCCCCGGCTGCTGGGAGGACAACCCGCATTTCAGCATTCCGGCAACGTCAACAAGAGTCAACGGAAAGTGAGGACCAAATGCCAGCAGGTTATGAGTCCATAAAGGAACAATTTTTAAGGAAGGGTTACTCAGTTAAGGAGGCTAAGAAACACGCGGCCCGTATCTGGAATGCGAGTAAACAAGGGAAACGTGATCCAGTGTATCCGGGTTACGAAAAGAAGCATAGGTAAATGCCACAGATAGTTCACGATCCAGACTTAGGTGCTATCGAGTTCCCGGATACGATGGCCGACTCGGACATCACTGCCGCGATTCGGCGGCTTCGCCCGGTTCCGCCGTCGCTTCAAGCGGTAACTAGCCTACCAGAAGCACCAGAAGCACTCCCACCCTTCCACGTCACAGCAGAGCAGCGGCTTAACCCACCTTTTCCGCCAACATCGCTCGGACAACAGCTAGCGATTATTCAACAGCAAGCACGTGAGCCGGCGTTCCGACTGCCCGAACCGAGCGAAGCTTTTATCGGCCAACATCCGATACTCGGTTCGTTCGGGCAAAGGATGGCTCGGAACGTTAGTGGTCTAGCAACGCAGGAGAATCTCGCGACGGCTCCACTTTTCGCGGTGCCTTATCTTGGTCCAGCATTAGCTCTTGGACTCGGAACGAAGATGTTGGCTAGCGGAGCGGGAGAAGCGTTAAGTGGACGACCAAGCGATCTATTCGTCGGACCGCCGAGGGCCGTTGGCGGCGGACTTGCGGACGCTTTATTCGGTGCCGCTATGTTAAGAGGTGGCGCACCGATGGTGCGCCAGGCCGCATTTGAGGCCACGCCAGAAGGCCGACTAGCTAGTGCTTTGGCCGAGACGCCAGAACTCCCGTCAGCAGACAGCTTGTTAACAGGACAGCAGCCACAAAGGAGGTTAGGATTCCGGCTATCGGCCAATGAGTTAGCGGTTGATCCACGAATAGCGAACCTGGTAGAAAGAGCGTTATACGAGACAACGCCTACCGGGAGGATTCGCTTGCCAGGACAGGAAATGCCTGCGTTGTGGCAGATTGGTAAAGAAATCTATGGCACTGGCTTAGAAGAAGGTGGCCCACCGACGCTGGAGGTCCAACGTCCTGGCGGCGG